GAATGTGTGTCCACTATTCGGTCCGGCGTTGGTCACGACCGCGCCGAATGGGATGCCCCCTTCCATTGCTTGATGCGCGAGCCAGGAAGCTAGCGCTCCCTTGCCGCAGGAACCGAATTGTCCATCCGCGAGGATGTGAACCCCATTATTAGCGAAAAGATCGTTCATTCCGCAGCTCCTCTATCCAAGGAACTCACCCGCACCGCTTCCCCTCTTGCTGCCTTTTCTACACGATCCAAGTCAACTCGATTCAGTACCGATATGGGTGTGGCAATTTGTCGCTGCCAATCAGGCTCTGGCACGGTTTGAACGGGCTTAACACCAGCGAACATGCCCGCGATGCTTACGTAACCGATATCGTCCACGAAGTTCTCGCTGTCGGTCTTGTCGCCGAATATGAACCGAACCTTCTTGACAAAGCTCATCATCTCCGCGACGTCAACCACGTCTATCTTGATTGGGTCCGTTCCTCGATTAACGGCCCGCAAGTAGGTTGTCCAGAATTCGGCGATCACCTTAAATGATTCCACCGTATCACCGTGTTGATGGGTTCTCTCTTGACACACTATCTTCTTGGCTGCGTCCAGCATTGATCCCGCCGCGACGTTTGTTGTAGTCATGAACAAATCTCCAAAGGGTTTTGGCGTAGTCATCGCCTTTTAGTTGGTGGATACAGGCTTGAACCGGCATTTTCCGCGCCCATTCGCCCACATGCATTTGTTTGTTCTCGTCCCAACCCACAAGGACGGGGACAGCGTTCGCTCCTCCTGTTTTTAGTACTCGGTTCCCTTCAATCCACTGTCGTTCGGTGGGACCAAATTCGCGGCTATGGATGATCTTTGCCTCAACAAAGCAGACCGGCAGCGAATCGAAGATCACCAGCGTGTCCAGAATACCCACTCCGTAACGATCCTCGAACCGGCGGGCATAAGCGCCCGCCTTTTTACACTGCGCGACCAGCTTTGTTTTTAAGTCACTCTCTTCCGTATTCATATAAATTTGTTCTTCTTACACCACCATTCGGGGGCGGTGAACAACGAGTTACCATCGGGATCAACGTCTTGGACTAGGTTCCCGATGGATTTAGGAAGCCAAGCCTGATTCCCGCTCATGTTGTCGATTACCAGCCATGCCTTGGCGGTTGAATGTTCGACCTTAACCTCGATTGTGATTAACTCATCTCCTGTTGATGGCATCTCTACTCCCTCCATTGTAGCACGGCGCAGGTCCGCTGTCAAGTATCTTTTCTTTTCGGGTACATCTTTTGATACATTCGGTTGAACTGCAATGTTTCCATAATGTCTGGGTCCAGCGCAACCTCGTCACGTTCCTGTTGGGTAGCGTTGCGAATCTGTCCTCCCTCAAATATGTGAATGTGATTGCAATACAGACATATTGCAACATCCCCATCGTTGGGCATCGGGGCTGGCTCATTAACAGTATCTAACCCCGTCATAGGTTCCCCGCAATTAGCGCACGGGTTCGTTTTTAATCGGATTGTCATTTTCCGTAACTCGCAGTTGCCCAATCTAGTCCGGTTCCGACTTCAAACGGGATTGGAATGCCTAGGTTGAAGTCCGGTTCTTCGACAACATGTTCTAGCGCCTTTACTAATTCGCTGGTGTCGAATCCTATCTGACGTTGCCACATCACCGAATCGTGAATAGTGAGGAGGACTTTAACCTGCGGGTTCGCCTCCTCAAATTCACAGGCGCGGAGCAGGCAAGTCTTAATGTGGTCGCCGCCTGAGTTCTGCACGATGCGGCTGATTGCGCGATAGGCGTATTTTTGATCGTCTAGCCGCGCCTTGCGCCCCAGAATGGATTTAACAAATAGAGTGTTGCTGAATAATTTGATAGCCCGCTTTCGAAATTTCATGATGCCAGGGAATAGGGTGAAGAATCGGTCGTGATACTCCTGCGCCTCTTTAAGCGACATTTTCATATGGGTTGCGAGGGTTCCGGCTGACATTCCGGTGAGGAGTCCCATTCCCATTCGTTTGGCTGTGTCTCTATCAAGATTGAGTCCGGCGCTAGTTTGGTCGTGAAGATCGAGAGTCCCTGTTCTGTAGCCATGACAGAGCCGTTCATCGTCAGAGAAATAGGCGAAGAGCCTTGGTTCTTGCTGCTTGGCGTCTCCTTCTTGTATCTCGAAATCGCTATCAGCAACAACGAGTCTCCTGACAAGGCGTCCAATATCTTTATTCCGTTTTGGGAAAGCTTGAAGATTCGGCTCAGCACAACTAAATCGCGCGCCGATAACCCCGTACTCGTCTGACTTAGATTGATTGAGTATTGGGTGGACGCGACCGTGCACATTTAAATCTCCTAACAGTGGCGCGACGAATGAGTCGCGAGCCTTTTTCAAGTGACGAACCGCTATGATTGCTCTGCCGATGTCATTTCCAGCGAGCCATCCCTCAACGAATGAGATAGCTCCCATTTTAGTACGTGCGAAGTTCTCGTCCCGATAGCCATTTGCACGATACAATGCCTCGACTTCTTTGGGGGAGTTGGTGTTGAAACCGGGAGTGAACTGTTTTTGAGCCTCAGCAATCTTTGCTGATATAATTCCATCAGGTCCGACCAAAGCATTAGCATACTCCGAATCTATTCGCAGTCCCCGAATATGGAGCCTAGCAACGCGGTGGATCAACTGGCATTCTAGCTTCCACGGTTTGCGCAGATTCTCATCGTCCAGCATTCTTTGCTGCGCGTTGCGTAGTTCTAGGGTAGATATGCCGTCGCCAGTAGCGTAATCCACAACAATAGGGTCATCCCCAGCCATTCTGTGGTAATTGGCCATTTGTTTGCGATCCGGTATGCCGCCGAAACGCTTAGCGATAGCCCTATACAAATCTGCGCCCAATTTAGGAGTAACTTGCATGTGCTGACAGCAATCATCAAGGCCGTAACCCCGTGTTATATCGCTGATCAACCCTTGATTGATCATCGTATCTTCAAGAGGGTACTGCGGGAATACGTTATGTTTTGCCGCCATTCGCAGGTCAAAGCCAAGGCTGTGCCCTATCGTTACGTATCCCTTGCGGGCGCGCTCCTTGAACCCCATATTCAGCTTGCGCTCAAATTCGCCGACAGACGTGTCGGGTATATTCCCACCCCCGGTGTGCCGAACAGGTACGTAGATGCTGGCCTCGGAATCAGTAAACACCCAACCTACCACGTAATCCTTTAGCTCTAGCCCCGTGGTTTCGGTGTCGAACGCCATGATGGGGGATTCGTTGACGATAGAAAGTGCTCTGTGGGGATCAATGCCTTGGAACATTTTGCCTCCAAAAAGTGCGGGCGAGGAGAGAACCAACAACCATCCTCGCCCGCTTCCTAAACGGTGTCGTTACACGTTACCCGTTTAGAATTTGTCATTTTCGGAGCGCTCTGCCGGACCGTAATCCTTGCCATTCCCGCTCGGAGGTCCGCCTTCGTCCCGCTCATCGCTGGCGCGGAACATTACGTTCTCAAAGCGCTTGAACAACGCCTTGGACTTTGCCCCGTCCTCTTCATCGATATAACCGAGGGCAGAATACAAGTAATTGAAGTATGTCTTGTTAGTTTGGTTCTTGGCCGTCACCGACTTGATCGCGTAAACCTGATAATAATGCTCCCTTGGATTGGCATCGATAGCAGAGAACAAGTCCTTGGATGCCTTGAGCGCACCCCGCGAATTGAGAATAATCGCTTGACCGAGTTCTGGGTGCTCCGGGAACCACCACAAGACTTCATAAGTGAGAGTAGCGGCGGGAGGGCTTTTCGGATCACCGGGGCGGCTTGAACCGAATTCCGCCAGCCCCGATTCGGCGACAGTAGGCTTAAGCGTCCAAGTGTACACGTTTGGATTATTCTCGAACTGCACTTTGAACTCACCCTCAGGCGGGTCCCAGTGAATACCGTCACGAGAACGCGCTAGAATCTGGCGATCATCGCCTCTCGGTGCCCAAAGGACCTGCGACTTTCGAGCGATAATTGGAACCCCAATAAGTTCTCTGCCCAACGATTTGTGCTGGATGGTGTGCCAGAATTCGCCGGGCCTTGCGATTCCATCGAATTCCTCAACTTCGGGTGAAACCGCATGCATCAGCTTGATGCGCGGAATCGTCATGTCGGTCGAATCGATATTGCCGATTCTATCTTGTTTGCCCTGATTGCGCAGATAATCAGGGATGTTGTGGCTATACTTCGATAGTTCTTGTGTCATGACTACACCTTTGTGATGCTTGTATAGGGGTTGATACTGGTTACGAACTTATCCGGAGGGAGGGACTTGCCCTCGGTGTCCATCATGTTCTTTGCGAACGCGGCAAGCGTTGAGGCGTTTACTGTCTCAATGATAATGCCGCCGTGACCTTCTTCGCGGAGCCAGTTGAATCCTACTTGCTTGTCGATGATGGAACAGCCCCATCTGTGTCCGATAGTTACGCGACCCACGTCGTCGATAGTTAAGTTCTTGATCCCGATTTGCTTGAAGCGATCCGGGATTTCGGAGTGGGATAGACGATTCTCAACTATCTCTAGTTGATTGCGGACTATTTTTATCTCCTCGTTAGCAAGACGCAGATCGTTGAAATGATGGATAATCGCAACGATATCCGCCTTCGCTAATATTTGCTTCGTGTCTTCTTCGATTCGCGCTTGCACATCTTTTGCTACTGCTAATAACCCCATGAGGGCTATTTTCGTTGACTCTTGCATCTAGGTCTCCTGTTCGGCGGCATCACCGCCGACAGATATTATAGCATACCCACGCCTCGCTGTCAAGTATGCCTTCGTAGGCAGGAATAGCGAGGGCCGGATCGCGGGGGGTATGCAACCCGGCCCTCTAACCGGAGTTAGGCTGCTGCGGTAGTCCCCGCTCCGGTGTTCTTACGGCGCATCCCAACGAACGCTAGGAACGCAGCGCCGATACCCATCATTGCCCAGGTGGATGGTTCCGGAACGGTCACAGATTCCATCGCTTGATTGAAGCCGGTGATGGAACCACCAGAGCGCAACACCAATGCAGCGCTCTCCGTCATCGAATATGGGCCTAACGCGTCGAACGTAGAGATTTTCGATCCGGCGAAACTGTCTGGGTCGGTTGCCGCCGCTCCGCTAACACTCTCAAGCAAGGTGCCGGGAGTGTTCAGCGGATTTGCGCCCTGCGTGTTAGCAGGATCGGCCCAGAACGTGAGCGTGGAAGCGGGGGCGCCGACATTCGCATTGAACGTAAGCGAACCCGAGTTATTGATCGCGTGGACAGGACCGCCGAAATCCGTATCGCTGGCAATCAACGTCACGGTAACGGGGACCAGCCCGTTGTTGACGATGTTTGAACTCGACAGCTGTAACTCATTGGTCGACCCAAACAGACTTTGAGCCAACGCGATCTGAACAAACGCATTGCC